CGGTCAACAGCCGCTACAGTAGCAGTTGCGATACCGGTTGCGAATACGCGAGTAGTTGCACCCGAACGTGCTTGAATCAATTGGCCAACTTCGAATTTAACGACGTCTTCAACGTTGGTTAATTGGATTACAGCGGGGTTCGCAGAACTGATGGACGTTACTGCGCCAAGGGAACCAGAACCGTTGCCGTAAAGAGCCCATGCGATAGAACGCTTAAGAGATTCAAGTGCACCGTCGATTTCGCCCGTTGCCAATTTCAAGAACGCGCCTGGATTCGTTTCGGAAGCTAAGATTGCTTCAGTCGAAATAGAAGCAAGTGCATAGTCAGACGCACGAGTCAGGTTAAAGGTTTTGTAGTTCGAAGGAGTTTTTTGTGCTTGTGCACTTCCGATCTGGGAGGATTCAGCGCATTTGTCAGAGATGTTGGCTCTTTGGCTTCTTTTTTAACGGGGGCTTGCTTAGGGGCGGTCTTGGTGGCCTCTTGGGCAGGTGAAGTAAACCGCGTCTTAACCTTTTTTGTAGTAGCGAATTTGGATAAATAATTATCCTCGTACCACTTTTCAACAATATCACATGCTTCCGAATAGTCAAGGAATTTTTTATGCTCGTGAAAGTATTCGGCCATCACGTCTTTTACCAGGTCAACTGCTTCTTCGCCAAGTGATTGAATTAATTCATATTTTTCATCTTTTGCCACTTCACGAATGTTTTGTTTTACTTCGTTTAATGCCACCGCCTGCTCTTTATCTTGTAATACTTGAAAACGCTTATTAAGTTCTTCTTCAACTTTATCGATTTTCGACAGTTTTTGTTCTACTTCAGTAAACCGCGCATCGATCGGATCTACTGGCTTTTCTGCATAAGAACCCACAGAATCATCGATAATGTCTTGCCAAGAAACGCCCAATTCTTTCAAGGCCTTAAGTGGTGACTTCTTGATGGTTTGTAGCCGCTCTTCTTTTGCTTTCAGTTCTTTAGCGCGCGCTTCTTCTTGTTGTGTGCGGTCTTGATATTCTTTTTCTCGTTGACGTAGCTCACGCTCACGACGTGCAATAGCGGCAAATTTGCCTGCCAATGGATCACGCTTTTCTTCGGCCGGCTCTTCCACGGCGGGTTCCGGTGCCGACGCTTCTTCAGTAACGGCCTCTTCAATGACCGGCTCGCTAACGGCTTCTACGGGCGGCGTCGAATCAATTGCCGCTTGCAATGCTTCGTTACCTGCTGATTTTGCTGGGGAAAATTGTGCTGCGACTTGTTCAATAGACGGGAGTGGTGCTAAGACCACCGATGACTGTGGACCAGACATAATAACCTCTTGATTTTGTTAACAAAAACTAACTATTTAAGCTACCTGTGGTTCAGCCGGCAGCGTTGGCTGTTGTGGGGCCTGTTCAGGACCACCTTGCGTAATTTGCTGGGTCGCTTGATCGGACGCCTGTTGTTGGGATTGCTGGATCATGGCCGCTTGCTGTGCCTTTTTATCCATTGCATCGGCCGCAGCCATCCAACGACGTATCAAATCCAAACGAGATTCGGGGGCGCCATCCTTTTTCGCTTTAAGGTAGGCTGACTGCATAAGGGGAATACCAGTTTTGAGATCTTGAAACGGTTCCGGTGATACCCATTTGCCTTCATAGAGAAGTTGGTATAACGTATCCATAAGATCGTCAATAGAAGCATTCTTGAGCGATAGATATTCGTCAAGATCGGGAAAGTCCAATAAGCGCAAGCCGAAGTCGGCCGGTATCAAGCCACCTTGCATAAGTTCTTGTACGAACGCCAAACGACCCGCTGGCTGATGGGGCAGCATCGACGTTGGGAACATTTGCATAATGTAGCCGTCGGATTCCAAATCTATTTCCGACCATTTGATAGATTCAATGAACCGCTTCGATTGCGCGGTCACTTTCATATCGATACCTTCTTCGTGCATTTCACGCGCCAAGTCGATATAAATTTTAGCGGTATCCAGGAACGTTTGTTCATACGTTTGCGACGTAATGGCGAACCGCTCCGATTCAATTTCATTGTAATCGCGAAGCGCCCTACCCGATTCGAGGCCCGCCGGCTTCTTGGACTGTGCCGACAATTGCGAAACGCCAGCTTCTTCATACGACGTTTGAATCAACCATTCAAGATGGCGAAAGAATTCTTCGTGTACCGTTTTTGGCACATAAAATTGCGGCGCCTGTCCGGTATAATAAATGATCGAGCCAATATCGTTATTGATGTGCTCTTTAGCGACCTTTGAGCCATATTCGAGAAACACTTTAAAAGCCGAACCCAAATGGAACGACTTTTGAATCACGCGCAACATCTTGTTGATTTCGACCTGATTGCCCGTCAAACGATCGGCAAGCGACTGCCCATAGAAGCCCACAAGCGGCGCGGCCCAACGAGAAAATGTAAATGGGAAATACTTGCGGTTATACGGCTCATCAACCATCGTACCGTTTTCACAACAGATAACGTGCCGGCCCTTGCGCGACCCATACGGCAAACGCCACGCTTCGATAACAACTACAAAATCGTCCATTTCCATCGAATATGACGCGCGATGCCCGATCACACCCGACGACTGCTTAAGAGCCATTTTCGCCGACGGCCATGATTCCATTGCATTGTCTTTATGCATCACTTTTACTTGATACATATGAGTCGGCCACCCATAAACGCCGTCCGCTAAGTCAACGTAAATTTCCGTCGCCAAAACTCGCTCTGTGCAAATCGTTCCCGCATCTTCGTCGATGGTATGCTTGAGTGCTCCCAAGTCCATAACGGTACCGTCACGAAACATTTCTTGATGCAAACGATAGATATTATTCTGATAAAAAGCGCCCAAAATAAACTTGTCTAGTTTTTTGGCCTTTTCCTGCTCTTCAAAATCGCCACCCGACGTCAAAAACGTGGTCTTCGGTTTCATCTTAGAAATTTTCGCACACACGGTATCAACCATGGACGAAATAATATTTACTTTTACACGGTTTTCCGGCAGCGTCGTGGTCGGCTTCATGTACGAGTACGGCGACATGCCCGTCAAATCGTTATTGCCATATAGCTGCAAGCATCGAATATTGCGGTCCATTCGATCCTGTTGCTGATTGTGCATTGCCGATACTAAATCGAAGATGAACTTGTGGGCGTCTTTTTTATCCGCTTTCCACCAATCGATAGACTTCGTACGCTTATCGTTCGCCATGAAAATACCTTATCAAGTGGACCACGACAGATTTGCCGCTTCATCTTTTTGTGCTTCGGCGAGAAGTTCCCGAATTTCTTTCATCCGAGAACCTTCATCGTCATTTTCAATTGTTAGTGGAGCGGCGACTTTCAGATTCATATCGTCTGTAAATTCGACTTTAACGCCCATTGTTTCAAACGAACGGACACCACTTTCGCGCATAAATTGGACCAGTTCTTTGACGGTCTCAAGGGAAGGCTTATTTGTACTAGCTGACATCGCTCTATCTCCTAACAAATATCATGCCATAGTATTAAACGGTATGCAATAATATTAGTATAATAGATCTTCTTCCGGTACAGACGCTGATTTAGTCCGGTTCTCTACGCGCCACAACGGTTGTAAGTTACTATAATGACAAAGCTTCTTAACTACTTCTGCATTACTGAGATCCGCCCGACCGAGTGGTAAAATATGGTCGATCTCCCATTCACCATAGTTATCCCACGTCATACCGGGCCTAAATTTAGAAGCCAAATAGTCCTTTAATTCCGGTATGCTGCACCCTAAACTACGTACGGCCGACCCGCCCTTAACCCGTCCAGAAAGGGCCGCATTAAACCTATTGCGTAAATACATAGCTAGCCTAAAATTCGAATCCGTGGCAAACCTATTGCGACGATACGCATTAATCTTTGGTCTATTGCGTTTTTCGTATGCTAATTGTCGGCCAATTATTTTATTGCGATTTTTTCGACAATATCGCTTGTCTATCTCTCTCAGTTTTTCTCGGTTTTTCGCCACCCATTTAGCACGGATAGCTTTTAACCGCTCCGGATTCTTTTCATTCCACTTGCGTTGAGATTCCTTTTTACGGGCCTTGCGCTCCTCAGTAGTCATTCCACTCTTCCGCTTCCCGCATTTCTTTGATCGCGCTCTCTTCGATTTTTCTAATCATTACCTGCTCTTCCGTTTCTTTTAACGCGTAGCCTTTCAGATAAGATTGGTATACCCGTCTATAAATATATAAACCGGCATCGGACGCATGGTTGGGCGGCCCTTTAATTTCTTCATCGGTTTCGTCGCGAGTCAGCTTGTCCCATTCCTTAAGTATCGGTAATTCTTGGACAATTTCTATGTGGCCCGACAATAGGTCATTTCGCATAATACGCTGATGGAATGACTTATCGGACTTTTGCGCCGCTTCGATGGGCAAGGAGTATCGACGCACAATTTCATCAACAATTCCGCGACCATAGCCCCCGGTATCCGCCACTATGTATAAAGGGTTGTAAATGGTCATGTATTCTTGAATTTTCGCCGCCAACTCGTCCACCGATATTTGCGGCTTCAACCACGATTCAATAAATTGCACCTTACGGGAATAGGGCCCAAATCGCGCCACTACAATGGCATTGGCCGACGTCGAACCCAAGTCGATACCTAGGCCGTGCTGCTGCTCGTCCATTTTGTACGCTGCGGAAATGACGTTCTTTTCCGTATAAGGATATATCAATGATGTTAGGTCTTTAACCCATTCGCCCAAATATTCTCGCCGAAAAGCCGGATGGTGCCAATTGCCGCCGAAGATCGTTTTCACGATAAGGTCGAATTCCTCGTCCGCACGGCTCGCGAATTCCGGATTGTTGGCCACCTTCATATAATGTGGATTATCGCGCATCGTCCAATGGTACTGATGCCATAACGCTTTAAACTTGCCAATGTCCGCTTCGTAAAATAACCCGGCCAATAGCTCGCCCGGCGACGACGTCATACATAGAGTACCGGCGTAGTCGGACAACATCGGTACAAGGACCTTCATGATAAGGTCGTCGGCTTCGGTAAAGAAACCCATTTCGTCGATGATTATTAGTTTGAATTTACGACCACGAAGACGGTTACGGGCATTCGACGCATCGGCACCCAGCAGCTGAATGAATGAGCCATTGGAAAAGTTGATCCGCAACGACGACACCACGGGATCGTGCTCAATGCCCAGCTGATCGAGAATAGTGACGAGAATGGGCCATATCGCATCTTTTGCCGAATCGCGCGTCAAGCCCAAATATAGGCACGGCATTCCCGGCGTTTTCAAGCACTCATATAGCATGTATACGGCATCGGCAAATGTCTTACCACCACGCCGCCCACATCGCGCCAATTTAAAACGGTGCGGATCGAGCACAAATTTTTGCTGTATAGGCGACAAAAGCCGCAGCAGCACATTTAGAGTGCTCCCCGACTTCGCTTTTTTACGCCTTTCGAGCTCGGCCCTAGCGGCCTTTTTGAGGAGTGACTGACTCAACGATAGGTTCCATCATAATAGAAGCAATGTTTTCCGACGGCACCAGCGTATGGAAGTTTTTATCTTTATAGTCGATACGCAGCACTCGCCCATCGTACTCACACGAAATTTCCGACTTATCGTATGCACGCTTTCCCGGCGATATAGATTTTTCCGGAATAGCCGACAAACCGATTTCCACATGCTCTTTGAATTGCACTTTTGCGATACGGAACTTACTCATGATTAAGCCTTTATTAATAAGTATGGATTGTACGAATATTTTCGTGTGCGAAGTAGGCTTTCCCCACCTTTGGGCGCATGCGTATAGCAAACTTCCGCTAAATCTACGTTAGTGGCCAACAACGCCTGTTCCAACGCCGCACCAATACGAAAACGCCGAAAGGGGAACTTCACATATACCCAGTGAATCGCAAATCCTTTTGACGTACGCTCGCCTACGGCATATCCGAAAATCTGCTTCGATTCCGTCGCATCACAGGCCACTAATAGAACGAGTCCCGCCGACGAAAAGATCTTTTCTATGATGGCATGGTGTTCAGCATAGTAGGTGGTGTTCGGCACCGCTCTCACTGCCGGCGCATCACGATACGATTTCAACCATGAGTTAAACACAAATGGTATATCGTCTACTGCGGCCGACCGGATATTAAATGGAACTTTTTTTAGATTTTCCATCGCCGCCATCCTTAGGCGCTACTACGTCCGCCTTTTTCACTTTCGCCGCTTCGCTTTCCGCCGCCTTCAATTTTTCCATGGTGATGAATTCCACTTCAAGATCACGAAGTTGCGCCAATAGGGCATCACGCGCCTCGGCCCGCTTCGATTGCGCCATCAGTGCGGTTTCGAGTACCTTTTCTTCACGGTGAATTTTATAAATGATTTCGCCGAGTTGGGCGCATACGTTGGTATATCGTTGACGAACTTCGCTCATAGGTAGCACTCCTTGCTTATTAGTGGCTATCCATACATAGATAACCTATTAGGTCTAATATACTATGATCATTAATAGTTGTCAATTGTTTTTTCACTGCCGGAACTACCGTCGGTCTCCTTCGGAGCCTACGACCAGCCTCGTCTGCGACTCGGCCCCTTAGCTACTGTCCCTAGGGTAGAAATATAGTACACTTTTTTGCCGTGTGGCATTTTAAAAATATCATGGATTTTATGTATTGTAAAGTATAAAAATTTTTCTAAAGTATTTTATAGATATGCCGTATAAGCAATGGGAGGTCTTTATGAAGCAATGCGTGTCGTGTAGTAAAACATTAGGTAGAAAGAATGTGAGTGGTCGTTGCGTGGACTGCTATAGAGTATTTGAAAAGGAGCAGATAGCTAAAGGCATAGACCTGTCGATACCTAAAAAAGTAAAAACCAAATGTCGGCAGTGTAATGGGATGCTAAGTAGGCGTAACGAGTCGGGTATTTGTGGTACGTGTTCCGATATTAAGTATCAGCGTACTTTACGTAAACGGTTAACGTTATGCGACAGGTGTTCCGAGCCAACTAGACCTGGTACGACATTGTGTACTGAGTGTGAAGTGTATCTATTGGAAAGAGCGTAATGAGGAAGAACGACAAGGGTTACGAACTTACAGAAGATGGACAGCTTGTGCATCGCGTTGTCTATCGAGAAACGTATGGTGAGATTCCAAAGAACTGGCACGTACACCATATTGATTGGACTAAAGAAAATAACCATCCCGACAATCTAATCGCGGTTCCCGAAGCTGTTCACAAATGGATTCACGAACGCGGCGATCCTAAATGGCCACCTCAGCGGTTAGAGATCGGTGGACTAGTTTCAGTGTGGCAACGAGATCACTCCCCTAAAGAGGAGGCGCGGTACCAGGAAGAATTTCGGCAGGCGGCGACGTTCATTCGTAAATGTCGAAGACCGGAAGCGAGAGCACTTCGAGAGCTACTACGTAACCTTCAGTCTAAGCCTCGGAATTGGCGGAAGAAATCCAAAAAGATAAATAAGAGCTAAAGTTTTCCCGTTAATCTCCGTTATACTGTATTAGGAGGTGCGTAATGGGCTTTATAGCAGGTTGGGCAGCAGGAGTGCTGATAATTCAAGTGATTGGATTCGGTATCGCTATTGGGACCGGAGACGGGCTTTTAGAGGTGTCGATTCAGTCCGCATTATTACTACCGGTATTGGGCCGTTGTATGGGGTGGTGGTAAGTGGCTAAGATCATTGGTGAAAAAGCTAAGCGTAAACTTATTACACTTTATGACAGTGATATCGAGAGCATAGAGCTTATCATGAAAGTATGTGGGGCAAACTTTTCTGAAGCTGTTCGCATAGCTGTCAATGGTGTCGCGACATTACAACGGGAAGCCAATAAAGAACGAGAATTACGTGGCAAAAAGAACTAACCAAGACGAAATAGACCTATTCCACGATCGAGGTATACATGTGCCCACCCGCACGCTAATGCTCGATATGGACGACATACCTGACGAGATAGGTGACGAGATAGGCCCTAAGACGGCATCGCGTCTAATAAAGAATTTACACGTACTGACTCGATTGTCTACCGACCCTATTACTATCATCATGAACTGCGGTGGTGGCTCGGTGTCAGACGGTATGGCAATTTATGATGCGATTCGCCAATGCTCCTGTCACGTAACGATTAAGGTGTTAGGTCAAGCGTCGTCTATGGGTGCGGTCATCTTGCAAGCGGCCGACACTAGGGTAGCGTATCCGTTTTCTCGTATCATGTTGCACGACGGGGAAGACGGGTTTGCAGGCCATGCTCGCGACTTCGAAAAGAGTGCGGACGAAGGCAAAGTACTTCGAATGACCGTATACAAAATATTAGAAGAGCGTACCGGCAAGAAGGCGTCGTATTGGGCTCGCAAGATGTCCCGGGATTGGTACATGTCAGCGTCACAAGCGTTGGAAGAAAAACTTATCGATGAAGTAATCGAAGCATTGGAGTTTTAAAATGAGCGAAGCAGAAAAGCTAATGAAAGTGCGCAAGGACATCAAGACACGC